TCAATAATTTCGGAGATAAATTTATCTTCTTCTTCTTTTAATTTTTTCTTTTCTTTTTTTGCTTCTGCTATAAGTTGGAAAAAATCTGATAGGTTTTCAGACATTTATCACTCTTCCTCATTATACTCTTGAGTAGAATTGTCGAACATTGAAGATGCAACTAAAGGTCTAAATGCATCTACCTTTTCACCAGATTTGGCAAAGAGTAAATCTTTAATTTTGTCACTGATTTGTGAGGGACTTTCATCAGTAACAATCATATCCATTAATTCGTCCATGACTTCCAAAATAAGTAATCTTTTTTATTTATCAGATTTCGCCACCCTTGGGCATTTGAACCTCAGGAGTTTCAACAGATTTTGCATTAACTTCTGGTTCCATGACTGGAGCTCCAAGATCTCCTGTCATCATTCCGGGCATTGGTTGACCTGTAGCGGGATCAATCATCATTTCAGCGGGATCTGGAATTGTACCATCCTTAATTTCCTTTTCAATAATTGCATCTTGCTCAACAATTTCTTCATCAGTTTGGCGAAGAATCTTTCTACGAATATAATCCTGTGAAAAATATTTGCCGACATATGGTTCTGCTTGAGCAACCATATTTAATCTTTCGGTCAGAAGTTCAGTTTCCTTCAATTCTGCAAAGTGATTGTCATAGAGGAAGTCGTATTGAATATGCTCACTCATTACTTCCCAATCTTCGGGAGTAATAATGTTCTTGAGAATCAATTGCGTTTTCAGCATATCATTGAACATTGCTGAGAATCTTTTTCTCAAACGTCCCACAAACTTGCTGAACTTAACTTCATCTCTTAAGATTTCCGATGAACGTCCAAGATTAAATCCACCTTCACCACCAATTCTTGATGTTGGAACATTCAGAGAACGATAGAGTTTTTCTTGGAAGTACTTAATATCAGTAATTTCGCCAAGGTTTTGGCCACCAGGAAGAGTAGTGATCTCAGTTCCTCTACCACCTTCGCGGCGAGGTAACCAAAAATCCTCAAGCATACTCATATATTTTTTGTCATCACGGATTTCACCGGTGTTTGCATCATACACAAGTTTGTTGCGATAACGCATCATAACATCACGAAGATATTGCTCAGCTTTAATCTTAGGAAGATTGCCTACATCAATATAGAAAATTCTTCTTTCTGGAGCACGAGATAACCTGTAAATAACAAGACTATCCTCAATCATTCTCAGTTGATTAAGAGCCTTGATTGCTTTGTGTAAATATGAAAGAGTTGATCCTTTATTTCTATCTACGAGACCCGACGTGCAATAAGTGATTGCATCTCTTGCAATTTTAATACCCTTTTGATCTCCAAGAGATGATGGATTTGATGTTGGATATGTTGCTTGTGGGGTGTAGATAAAATATTCCTCAATTTGAGGAAACTCATACTGCATCGGATTATCCTGATTCATATTGGATAATCTGACACTACGATCATCTTTATCAGTTTTTTTAGTCTGTCTCACATAACGAATTTTCATAGAGTCGATATATCTTAACTCTTGAATTCCTTCCTGGGGATTTTTGAGGTCAATCACTTTATGGTAATAAAGTCTTCCGTCAATATACCAATTCCTATAAATTTCGTGGCATTTTTTATCAAAATCTAAAAGATCTAAAATGCCCTTAAACTCTTGTCGAATTATTTTTTTAATACCATCACTAGCATTGAGATTCGATAACTCAATTTCTACTGGAGTATCATTTGTGTCAGAAACAATAGCCTCATTTACAATATCTTCAATCGCACTATCACATTCTGGATGCAGTGCCATCTCACGATATCTTTTAATTAAATCAAATTCAGTTCTATAAATTCCTTCCAGATCAACATAAGAACCAAAAAATCCACTGGTCAAATAATGATCAACCCCGTCCTCATTATTGGGAGGAACGGGGGAAACCACACCAGGGGATAATGGTTCTTTATCTTCAATAGAGAAACCAAAAAGTTTTGCCATTATTAAAGTGTAGACTTATTTGTACTATTTATCAAGCACCAGAACCGGCAGCCTCAGGATAGAAGTACTGGATCTGGAATTCTACAGTGAATTCTTCAATTGCATTCTCAGTTTCGTATGAAAGAGGAATATCTGAAATTGAAGTTGGGAAAATATCAACGAACTTATACTGTGCAAGAATGTTTGAAGGACCCGAAGTTGTTCCTTCACCTTGTTGAGAAGCAGCAGTTCTTCCGAGTTGATAAACGGTTGCATTACCCATGTAATCTGATGGGTTTGTCAAACCCGAACTGTCTCCATACTGAGCAACGTTTTGCATCCATGCTTCAAATGCTTTTCTATGAGAAAAGTTTTCATCATTGATAATCGTTACTGACCAGTTATCGAAAGATCTATCGCCAGCAACTTTTAAAGTTCTTCCTCTAAAAGGAATTGCAATTTCACTAACTGTCGATGCTGGAAGTGCAGCTGCCTTACACATGAATCTAAAGTTTTCGCTATCAAATGTTCCTGTACCATCATTTTGAATTCCAAGATTTACTCCTGCTGGAAATGCAACACTAACCTCAAACAGGTTAGGACGAGCACCACCACCAATGAGTTTTGACTTGAACTGTGAGATGTTTCTTGTTGGAATTTGTGCCATTTTTAGGGTCCTCCTTAGTGATTAATTATAAGATCAAACAGTTCCTGCAACTTCCTCAAAGCTGACCCCAGTTCGAGTCGCTACGAAAGTTAAGGTTACGTAGTTAATTGACTTTGTTGGTTTCAGGTAAATGTCAGCTCTGAATTCGTTATTGTCAATAACATCAGGAGTATTATTTGTTTCATCACAAACAACTAAGAAGTCGTAAAGACCACGCTTTGCCTGAATGTCTCTCAGGTATGGTTCAACAATATTGACAAAGTTTGATCTTGTGATTTGATCATTCAGTTCAAACAGTTGAGCATTTGCAGTTCTTTCAAGTGCCTGTTCAATTGTCAGGAAGAGGCGACGAACATTAATTCTATCAAATGCAGAAGCATATGCTAATGCAGTTTTATCTCCATAGAGGATAACACCAGTTCCAGGTTGATTGATAATTGAATTAACTCTCAATGGATATAACTGGTCTCTTTGTGCTTTTGATGGATTGTATGCAAGTTTAGTTGCATTGTTCAATACACCTCTTTGTTGACCAGCTGGTGAGAACCATGGATATGAAGTAATCGCAGTTCTAACCATCAAACCAGCAACGTCACCATTGCATGGAATGTAGCGGAAAGTGTTATTAAATCTATCATAGGTATACTTGTAACCACTATCAAAGACTGCATAAGAAGAAGATGAAAGTGGGGAGAAAAATTCAATTAAGTTTGTTGTTTGTGTAGTGTAATTTGTTACATTAACAACATCAGTTCTGTGTGGAGAAATAACCGCTAAACAATCCTTTCTATTATTTGCAATAGAAATTAAATAATTTGCTTTTGCTTGAGATTCTGGTTTATTTACTAATCCAGGGCCCATCAGCAAGTAATCTACAGAAATTTCATCTTTATTTGAGAATAACTCATATGATGTTATGAAATTTGATAATAAAGGTTCCATACCACCATTTATGCTATAATCACTTCCACCAGATAAAGTGTAAGTTACATTTCCAATACTACTAAATGTTACTCCCTGAGCAGGAACGTTCCACGATCCTTGAGATTCTGTATTTGGTGTAAATGCTGTTGAGAATCCAGTAGCTCTTGGTGTGGTTTGATTGTAAATATCATTACCAACAGAAGGATTATCACCATTATATACATATGCCGAATTATCTGCAATATAATTTTTCCAAAAGATTTTTTCTGGAGAATTTACTGCTGATACTGCGTCATTTGCTTTTGATAAACCAACCCATTTTTCAAGAAGATTTCCTTGAATTCCTGTAATTGATCCCTTATCATCATAGATTACTACATGTATTTCATCATTTTTGCAATTTCTTTCTGACGCATATGATGTAGTTCTTGGTTTTGGTGCAATCGATTTCCAATAAACTGTGTTATTTGTTAATCCGAGAGTCTGTTGATCATACCAATCTACAACCGAAGCTGCAGTCATGGTTGTTCCAGTTACAATTCCTGAGTTATTGATAAATTTTAAACTATCGTTTGCATTATATGAAGATGCTCTATCAGATTCTTTGTAGTCAATTTGTGTTTCCGTTCCTGCTGAAGAAACTCTAGAGAAAATCTTTACATTAATTGAACTATTTGCACTGGTGCTATCAGTAGTAACACCTGTAATGATACCCTTTACATAACCAGTAAATGTATCTACGCTACCATTTCTTGGAATGCTAACCGAAGTAATATTAACAGTAACACCATATCCAACTACAGCTCCTGCTGCTGATGGGTCTGTGGTTGTAATTCCAATTGTTTGGTCCGCGTTATTATCAATTACACAAACTTTCATATTATTTGCCCAAGAACCTGGGTTCTTTGAAGCGAAAACCCAATTTACACCATCTGATGAATGGTTTGCAGTATAATCATCGTATGATTTAATTTTTAATCCAGATGTGAATGCAAATCCAACTGCAGCATTAGAATTTCTAAAAGAAGTATCACCATCAGTTCTAACAACTTTTAATACGCCACCATAACTTAAGAATGAGGATGCTGTCATCCAATATTCATATTGAGCATCAGTTGATAATGGTTTTCCAAATGTATTAATTAATTGTGCTTCTGTTGAGATATCGATTGGTTCATCAACTGGTCCCATAGCGAAAGGACCTGCAATTGCTCCGATATTATCGAGAACATTATCAGCTCTTCCTACGGTTAAGTCAACTTCCCTGATAAGTACACCAGGAGATAATTGAGGAGTCGCCATGTTTTTCTCCGTTAGATCTCAGTTTATCTAAAAAATATTTATTAAAAATACATCTTTGAGTGGGGAAACAATGCATGAACAGTTTACCAGTCGGGATATTCCCATTTATCTTGAACTGCAGAAGTCATTCTGCTCAAAATTACTCGTTTTTTTGTGCAATCTTTACATTCATAAGAATATGAAGATGCTCCAGATCCTTTTCTAATTTTGTAAAAATTTTCCATCAAGTTTTTTTGTTCCCCACAAGATCTGCAGTTTCTTTCTTTAAATAATAAGTGACCAAGTTTTAGTTGACCATCTAAATCCATCAGCTCATGTACTCCCACATATATGCTCGATCACCATATTCATCAGTATACCATCTATCACCATCAGTATCTACAAAACTAGTTTCATCTGTCCCATCAACAATAAATCCGAAAGGAGCCATATCTTGCTCTATCTGGTTTTTCTGTTCTTCATATAAACGCTTTCTAACATCCTGATCAGTAAGTTCTTTAAAATAATCTTGAGCAACTAACCAAGCATAAATTACAAGGCACATTGCAAGATCATCATTACAACCTTCTTCTGCTTCAAATGAATTATTTTTTTGAATGAATGTTGTAAGTTCACTCATGATTTCATAATCATTGAAAATTAACTTATCTTCCTCAATCATCGTTTTGAGGTTGAGACATCCAACTTTTTTAACTGCTTTGGACATCTTAACTCCCAGTTGAGTTTTCTTTCCAGAAAATCCTTGACCAACAATTTGTCCCGCTCTACCACGCATAGAGCACATCAGAAGATTATTGTACTCAAGATCATAATGAATGATTGAAGCTACTTGATCTCCTACGTCATTAACTTCGCAAAGAATAAATGCGCCATTGTAACTCTTTGCAAGATCGACAATTACGCTTGGAAAAAGCATGGGTTTGATTTCATTATTTCGATACTTCGCAACTACCCTATGGGGAAAACTTGTAATATCTACAACAGTAAATGCCGAATAGTCATTGCCAACTCCGCGAGCAA